ATGGAAAACCGTCCAGTCACTTTGGCAGATCTGAAAGAACTCGACGCCCCAGTTCGCGCTCACTGCAACAACTGCCAGAAAGCTGATTACGTTTCCACTGAGGGAATGCCCGAGGATACAATCATAATCCACATTGCCCGGAGGCTACGTTGCTCGCGCTGCGGTTCCAAGGACGTTACGTCCCGCCCTTGCTACCAGCACATGGTGCCCAAACACCCCCGAGAGACCAATCAACGGTAATCAGCAGTAACCAGTATTAGTATACTATTACCTGTTTACGGTTCCCCATTCTCTATTACCTGCTCCCTGTTAATTGTCGCGGATTGCCTGATATCTGGTGGCTAAATACTGTTGTCCGACAACTAACTTTTGTTGAGGGCACATGTGGGAGAGTAATAAACTATCGTACTGATGAGTACTCCAAGCAGCAGAAAACAACCGATACGAGTGACCTATCAAAAAATAAAGTTACATACTGGTCGCAGTACAGGCTCTCCCTGCAGCTGTTTTTGAGTAATAAAGATTCATACCGAAGAGCCCATAGCGGACGGCCCATTGAGTGCCTCGACACTTAGGTGAAGCGGATGGCATCTATCAGTCTGCAGTGTAAAGTAAATTGACGCCTTACCGCAATTTTTCCTATTGTTTAGACCGCTCTGACACGTGGACTAAGATTCGATGGACCAAACCACTAACGCTGCAACTGATGTGCAGATTTCCTATATTGATCATCCCTCAGCTCAGGACTTGTATTCCACTCTACTGATACCCAAAAATTTGTTAGCTGGGAGCTCTGAGCAGAAAGTTTTTAGAGGGGAGAAACTCATAGGAAGTGAGGAAGATAGCTGGCGCTCACTAGTGCCATCTTCACAACGATCCGGTGCGTTCCTCGATTACTATTCTTACTCTGACGAGGCAATGTTTCACCGATTAGCCAATTTCTATATTCATGCATGTGACCAAGGACTTCCTCTTCCGCCCATTCCAGTGCTAATTCACGATGCATTATTTGCTTCTAGAAACTCCTCGGCTCAGTTGAAAATTGGGTCTGCGCACATTGATGCTTGGTTGAAGAATGATCTGCTGGAACTAATGGCGCTAGCGCAGCATCATGGAGTGAAGACACCTCTTCTTGATTGGTCTCGATCTCCTTTGGTAGCTCTAAATTTTGCTACTCTTGGAGCGTTTGACGATATGATTAGTCTTATTCGTCGTAATGAGACTGATAGTGGTCAAGATACTGCAGACACGCAGTTCAACCTTGGCCAGAAGAAGATTGCGATTTGGGTTCTGAGTACGACTGAGTGTATTAAAGTTGCTCATGCTGCGAGATCCGCGCAGGGTGAAGACACTGCATATGACTTTCGGATTGTAACTCCGCCAACCCAAGCGAATCCAAACATTGTTGCACAAAAAGGCTGCTTCACTTGGCATAACGTTATAGGTGCTAAGCCTTTAATTTATAATGCAGAATATGTTGATACCCTAAGATCACACGATTTAAAAACAGCCGTTCTGCGTAACTTTGAAATTGCAAAGCAGACACAAAAGGATGGCCTACCTGCTTCACCCAGTAGCATTCTAGAGTGTCATACCTTGAATTACTCAGAAGTTCTTGAACTATATTGGTATTTATCGGAATCTGAGGTGCCCCCAAGTGCGTTGTACCCTGGCTTTGACGGTTGTGCCACTGAAGCAAGAAGAGTTGCTGAAGCCAACTATATTAGAGGGGTGGCATGGAAACCATGCCGGTAAAGTATAAAACGATTTCGGTGTTGGGTTTTATTAATTGAGCCAAGAATAGCCTCCAATTGTGAATGACCGCTTCGTCCGCCTTCAGTTGTTAAAGCGCATCACGCTGAGAGGCCATTTCGGGTCCACGGAGGGCATTCCCGTATGATAGTTTATTACTGAGTATGAATCCAAATTACTCAGTATGGAACTTTATTACTCACCGACAGCACAACGTGACACATACGATTTCAGCTATTCAGCAGAAAGGAGGCTGCAGCAAGTCCACCTTGTCAATATCTCTAGCAAGCATTCTCGCTGGAGAAGGCCACAACATCATCATTCCAGATACCGACACACTCCGCTCCTCGTCACTTTGGGCAGAGCAAGAAGTCTTAGATCGCGGTAATATTGATTTCCTCCGCGAGACAAACGACAACGCGATCACCGGACTGCTACAAGAGCTTCAAGGTGAGTACGATTATACGCTTGTAGATACCGCTGGCTTTAACTCACGTATCGCTGCTTACATCGAAGCTGCTAGTGATCTGGTCTTGATCCTCTGCTCTACAACTGTCGCGGATATAGAGGGAGCAGTGAACACCCAGCGCTTTCTCTCCAAACTGAGCGCAGAGACAGGCAAGCCAATCACAAGCGCAGTGGTAAGGACGGACTTTGACCGCAACACCCGCAATGTTGACGACATCACAAACGAGCTATCTGAAGAACCGGCTCTCGATGTTCTGAAAACCATCCTCTGGCACACCACAACATTCAAGACTGCAATGAACACGGGAGATCCCATCAAAGGACGAGCCAAGGTCTACACCCAAAAACTCGTACGCGAGCTAAGGGCAAAACACCTCATCCCTCCCGCAATCATTCGTAAAGCAGCAGCGTGAGGGTGAGCCATGGGAGATTATAAAGCAAAGCGTCGGCTCATCAGCCGAGACATGAGTACAGTCGAGCAAGCTCCAAAAGCCGCTATAGAGTCCACTGAGGGCCCATCCATCCAAGACATCATCGCACAGCTAGTGGATGATCGACCGAGCGAGCATGAGGCCATGCTGAGCGCTTTGCGTAGGTCAGAGAGGGGCAACGTCGCTTACTCTCTCGTTCCAATCCCTATCATTGAGATGATTGAAGCTCGCCGCAAGGAACTGAAACTGGGCAAGAAGGAATATTTCTACCACTTGCTACGAGAAGACGGCTTACCCATTCCCACCCTAGAAGAACTTGACGCCCGCAATCGGCGATGATTGCGAGCGTCAAAGTTTCTCATATTGGATTGTGGAGTTAGTTAGAGATGATCAGCTCAGAAACTTGTTTGCCCGTACCTTTCGCTATGGAATAGTTCAGGCTAACAACATCCTGCTGAAAGCCACCAAAGGTCTGTCGCGTTTCTTCTCTATCATTCAGCGAGAGAATGAAACGACCAGCGATCTTGGACAGCCGCTCTGCCATCTCTGAAAAGTCAGAGCGTTCAAAGACGCCCTTGCCATAATCGGTCTCACCTCCCCAGTAAGGCGGATCCAGATAGAACAGCGTCTGCGCTCCATCATAGCGCTCTATGCAAGCACGCCAGTCCAGGTTCTCTATGGTCACTGCAGACAGCCTGTCTGCGACCTTCTCTATGTTGCTCAACACACGCTTTACGTCAAAGCGGGATGGACGCTCTAACGCCGTCCCAAAAGACTGCCCTACAGACTTACCGCCGAACGCAAGCCGTTGGAGGTAGTAGAAGCGAACAGCCCTTTGAATGTCAGTCAGATAATCTAAACCGCGACCTTTAAGGGATTCACTCGCCATGAAAAGTGCTATGGAAGAAATGCTAATAACGCATTATTTTCAATTAGCTACATAAATACTGACACTACACCTAAAGCTACTAAATCTAAAAATGTTATGTAATTTGTTATGTGGGGATAGCTTACTTTCTTCTCAGTTAATTAAAACATGAAAAGGTTGTAAGAGGTAGGCGAAATCGAACACAAATGCTATCTGCCCTATCAAAGAGTTTGAGTTTTCGACTAGCTGCGAATATCTACATTCAATATGATGGTTCTATTGAACTCAAGCCTACCTCATCTTATATCTAACAAAAATATATACAACACTATCTCCTTTTTTTTTGGAACTTTGTAATGACTTTGCTTCAATTTCTTTCATCTCTGATTTCATCTTTAGCTTGGCCGACAGTTGCAGTTGTAGCATTGGTTTTTCTAAGAGAACCGATAGTCCAAACAGTTCCACGATTACAACGCTTTAAGTACAAAGAACTAGAGGCGGACTTTAGTAGAGAACTTGAGAAAATCGAGCAGGAAGCAAAAGAAAGTGGCCTAAAAGAAGTCGAAAACACAGAAGCGATAATTGATTTCGAAGAACATTTACAGCAAATTGCAGAAATCTCGCCTAATGCTGCTATTGTTGAAGCATTCGGACAAATTGAAAAATCCGCTAAGGCAGTAATCAAGAAGCAAAATGAGCGATTAGATTATAAAGTTGCGGCCCCTTACCGTCTCATCGAACGCTTTCTTGAGAGCACTGATATACTTGGAAAGAAAGAAATAAAAATTTTCCGTGACCTAAGACTACTTCGCAACAAAGTAACACACAGTGAGAGCTATTTTGCAACGCGTGAGCAGGCTCAAGACTACATTGAACTCGCAGCCATTTTGATCGGTAAATTTGATGAATCCCTCGAAACCAGCTCAGCTGTTTAACTTCGTGTTCTTCAAAAAAATATTAGTCTCTAATAATGGGTGGTGATCTATCAGCCAACCCATCGATCATTATCACTAAAATAGAAGCATCGCTGAAAGCCAAACACATTCCATAAGAAGTGCATTTGCTCAGCAATTATGGCTTCGTAGTTTCCATCATCTCGATACTCAGTTATCAAAGATGCTGGTAAATGCAGCAGCTCTCTTTCATAGGTGGGAGGGGGATCAAAGACACGGTTCATATCAACGGCCAAGTTCACTCCTTGCATTCCCATAAAGGAAATCTGCAATAGAAGTGGTGGAGTAGCCTCAAGCTCTTTTAGGCCTTTCATATATTGATTCAGCGAGCGAATTAGAGCTGCAGGATACTTGAGAGATGCCAAAAAACGCCGTCCATTTTGAGGTGAGAACACATTTGCCTTTGTTGCCTCTAACGCTCCGTTCCTAAATAATTGCGTGTATCCATGGCATTTGTCCCCGCCACGATAGACAACAAATCCTTCAAGATTTATCCGCCAAGAATAACCAGCTCCTCCAACAGGCAAGAAATTGACTTGGTTTTCACTTAGTCTGGAGATATCGATCCGACGGTTAGCACCAAAATCTGGTAACGAGATTAAATGCATAACCAGAGTACCACCATCAAGCGGCATAGACATTGCACCATCATCAGCTTGTATCTTTAAGAAGCGCTCACTCACAAATGCTGAAGCTCTTTCCTCTATCGTTCTTTGCTCTCCAAAAAGCATCCTTAGTTCTTCAAGCGACAACTCATATGTGCCAGCAGCATTTCGAGAAAGATACCTATTATTGTTTTTGAATATAACTCTGTGCGGAGGATTAAAGCTTTTGGGGATGTGGATTACGATGATACTCCCACCACCGATGTCAACTCGCTTCATCCGCAAACCAATGATGGAAGGCTCAATCCCAGTCCTTACAATGCTCTCCAAACGTAAGAGTTCTTTATCAACATCCACCCCAGAAAGCGGCGTTACCGAAGAGGCTACCCCGCCAGCTTCTTCAATACCAATAATCAGGTGGCCGCCGAGGCAGTTAGAAAATGAGCATATGTCTTTCAAAAACTCTTTCTTATCTGCATCTGCATTCCCATAACTCTCGCGTTTGAACTCCAAATGCGCGGTTTCAGAGGCTCCAGAATCAATTAGAGATTGGATTGTGGTGCTGTCTATGTCTTCAAAATTCTTACCTAAAATCATTTGGCCCACTGCACTTTAGCGTTGTTATGCTACTCGCATGGCTAGTAAACTAATCTCTCAACTTCTATCTCACAACAGATGAACAGCAACTAAGCAATATGTACAAGCAAACTTTGACGCCCGCAATCGATAGGTTGCGAGCGTCATTGGTTCTCATATTGGGCTGTGGAGTCAGTTGGAGATGATCAGTTCAGAAACTTGTTTGCTCGCACCTTTCGCAATGGAATAGTTCAGGCTAACAACATCCTGCTGAAAGCCGTCAAAGGTCTGTCGCGTTTCGTCTCTATCATTCAGCGAGAGAATGAAACGACCTGCGATATTGGAAAGCCGTTCTGCCATCTCTGCAAAGTCGGAGCGCTCAAATACCCCCTTGCCGTAATCTGTCTCACCACCCCAGTAAGGCGGATCCAGATAGAACAGCGTCTGCTCTCCATCGTAGCGCTCTATGCAAGCACGCCAGTCCAGGTTCTCTATGGTTACTGCAGACAGCCTGTCTGCGACCTTCTCTATGTTGCTCAGCACGCGCTTTACGTTAAAGCGGGATGGACGCTCTACCGCAGTGCCAAATGACTGCCCTACTGACTTACCGCCGAACGCAAGCCGTTGGAGGTAGTAGAAGCGAACAGCCCTTTGAATGTCAGTCAGATGATCCAGTCCACTGCCTTTGAGGGTTTCAAACTCTTCACGTGAGGCAAACATGTATTCCAAGCTTCGCAAGAACTCAGCCTTGTGTGAACGTAAAATACGAAAGAAAGTGACAAGCTCACTATTAATGTCGTTGACCACTTCACATTTGGTGACAGAGCTTCTCTTGAAAAACACCCCGCCCATTCCACAGAACACATCCACATAACTCTGGTGCGCGGTCTGATTGATCTTACCGACAATACGAGCAGCAAGCTGGCTTTTGCCGCCAAGATAGGGTGCCACCGGTTCAGCGTTGACCGGAGCGACTTCTCCAAACAGGTTCATCTTGAAGTTTACTCTCAAGCTATGGCAAGATTTCCCAACCATACAATTAACAATGTATGGCTTGGTGGGAATGAGCCTTTCAGCTTGCTTAACGCTCACACGGACTGGTTTGACAAAGGCCGTGGAATGACGTGTTCACGCACGTCGCTCTTCCCACCATTAGTCTGGCGGGAAACGAGCAGAGAGGGATCAGGGAAAGTGATAGCTTGTAACCAATTGCTGGCATTCGATCCAGTTTAGGGCAGCCCCATCCAAAGCGAGACTTCAAATTAAGATAGGTTTCTTTTAACTGGCCGCATCGGGGCTGTTACCGTTCATTCGAGGATTTCCATCAAAAATTGAACAAGCTTACGCAGAATGACGTAAGAGGGGTTCAGCGAGTGATGCAGAAGATTCTAGAAAAACTGGCAGAGACAAACCTCTAGTCAAAGAAAAAATGATCTTCAGTCGCCAACCAGCATAGCTTCTTCAATAAACACATAACACCTATACCTGCCCTTCTGACAGGCAGAGCGCTATAAAACTAGCTGATTTGAAATCTGATCGTCCGACCGTGTTGAGCAAATTATCGAAAGCCGCACTGTTTCAAACTAGAACAAGAGGCGGAAAGAGTGTTTTATTACGCTAGAATCACCTTCTAGACGCACATTATTTTTTCATAAGGATTCAAGAAATTGGCGCTTACTCCCAAAGGTATAAACATTCAGTCACTTTATGATGATTATCGAAAAGGGACACTGGTGGTAAACCGACGCTATCAACGCAAGCTCGTATGGAATGTAGATGAAAAAAAGAAACTAATTCATAGCATTCTCAGTGATTATCCAGTTCCCTTGCTACTCTTCGCGGAACGCCCTGGAACGGATCAAATCGAAATCATCGATGGATTACAGAGGCTAAATGCAATCTTTAGCTACATTGAAAATAGATTCAGAACATCTAGCGGCTTCTTCAACTTGGATACATTTTTGTCCGCAAAAAGAGCCAATGCGGACGGTCTCTTTGAGAAGAGATACGAGAGTATTGATGATTGCATCTCTGAAGAGTCATGCTCGAAAATTCTCAACTATAATCTTGCCGTAACAACTTTTAAAGCTGCTGATAGTGACGTTATTGATATTGTTTTCAATCGAATAAATGCGACGGGCGTCAAGCTTAGCGAACAAGATCGAAGACAAGCTGGTTCTACTTCACGGTTTTCCAAGTTGGTTTCTGAGTTAGCAAGCTACGTACGTGGCGATGTTTCCAAACCTGTTGTTCCGTTACACAAAATGTCCAACATAAGCATCGCGAATAGGCAAAATTACACCGGTAATGAGATTATAGCAGAAGATGTTTTCTGGTGTGCGAATGGAATCATTCACTTCAAAAAACTTAAAAACAGTGGAGACGAAGAGGTCGTAGCGGATATTTTATCAGGGATGATACTGGAAAATCCTATGGGAGTAGGAAAAGTAAATCTTGATAAGCTATACGATGAAAGTCACCAGAGTTTCAAAGATATAGACGCCAAAATTGCGCTTAAAGGCGAGCAGTTCTTCATTGATAAATTCAAAGAGGTTTTCGCCGATGTAGAGGTATTAATATCACACAGCAAGGCGGAAAATAACAAATTCCGCGCTCACGTCTACAGTGGCACAACATCAAACGAACAAACGCAAATCTTCTACGCACTATTTTTGGCAATCTTTTTTCTCCGAAATTCTGGGCAAAAAATTATTTCGAACTATGATGCAGCATGGCAAGCACTGAAAAATGTATCTCCAAGAATAAAGGTTGGGCAACAAGCACAGAATCCTGATGTACGAAAGCAAAACATCGACACATTCAAGGGACTGATTGGTGACTATTGTGTTGCTCGTCCAAAGGATTATCATAACGCAGTGAGTAATCAGCAGGAGTTGAAGAATATCCTCTCCTCCTCACGAGTAGAACTTGAGATTATTGAGTACAAGCAAGGTTTTGTTAACATACAGTCAAAGGAATGGGAGAAAGCGTTCGAAACCAAGATCCCCAAAACCCTTTGCGCTCTAGCCAACTCGAACCCGAACAACCAATCCTATCTAGTTTTTGGAGTGTGTGACGGCCAAGATGATAAACTGATGATCGAGAAGGAATTCGGGATAAGTACTTACGAATATCATGGCTGGCATATTTGTGGTGTAGATAAAGACATTGCCAGCTTGGATATTTCTGTAGATGATCTTTTTGGGAAGATCAGGAAGCTTATTCATGGATCAGCTCTGAGTGAGAATATTAAGAAAGACGCAGTTTCAGGCCTCCGCGTGTTCGATTACGCAGATCGCCTCGTTTTCATTGTCAACATCCCTCCTCAAGAAGAGCTATCATTTTTCGAAGAAGATTGTTTCGTACGAAGCGGAAACGATCTTGATAAGTTAAGCTCAAAAGAAGTGGCTAGTTGGGCGAAAAAATTTGATCGTGTGCCCAACGAATGAAGCAGTACTGCGCACTGAAGTGAGAGAATTAGTTGAGCTGGTGCACAGTTTTAGCCTTTGCACCGGTTTCGACCTGCGATTGAGCAAAGAAGCTCTCGCTTAAACAAGGTTCCGCCACAATGGCACAATCGCAGTATTTGAAGAATGTTGATTTTTACTCCTTATATTAGACTTGAAATTAATATGCTCAGCTGCACTCAAAAAAAGTCACACAGAGAAACCAATCAAGACAGGTCGTGCTACACATCCATACTGAAGACATCGCAGAGAACATGAATCCATCCACAGGAGGCAAAATAGTGCAGAACGGGTTAGACTGGCAAAAAACAGAAGAGACTTGGCAGGCGCAGACGGAATGCGGACTGGTCTACACAATCCTCAAGGTGTTGGGTGGATACTTGGTCGAAGGAGCCCAAAACGGTGTCATTTATACCAATATCACTGAGCCTAATGCCACGCTGGAGGAAGCCAAGGCTCGCTGCGAGGAAGGTTTCGGGCAGGAAGCCAAAATGAAGCAGACTTCTATACTCCGATAAAGAAGCAAAACGCCTAGAGTTATCAGATACTTTGATTTAAAAATAGAATTTGCATGCGCGAAGATTGTTTTTGTTAATCTGAGCCTACGCGATCTACAACTGATTTTTGGCGTTTGAGAATATGACTACGCTCAAGACGAAACCTTAAACTACGACGCAGGAGTAATTCCGTAAGGAGGTTTGCATGCGATTACTCTTCTTCTTGGTGTGCTTAACATGCTTTAGTTTTGCTTCCACTCAAGCCAAGCCACTATCATTCTTATGCAGTTGGGACAACCGCAGACCGATAACAATTGAACTTGATACTCAAACTGGCAAAGCAAAACGCAGTGATGGCGGCTCTGATTATACTCTCATCAAAATCACTGAACAGGCAGTGTGGTTATCAGTTGATCAGCATTACACTCTTGCAATCCAATCTATTCAGCGAAACAAGGATAAGGGAGGCAAATGGATCGATACCATTCACTTCGCAAACCGCATTCCCATTTCAATATCTGGTGGTATCTGCTGGGAGCAATCGGAGTAAGTTATTGTGATTGAAATCGAAATTGTTTGGAGAAGACTTTCATCATTGTCGGGGGAACTATTCCATACCAAAACTGGGAAGCCCTTCAAGTTCAAAGTTGAGGGCGATAGATTTTATCAAAATCGAACCGATTACACGATAACAAAGGGTGACTTCGAAAAAGCGCTAAAGCTTGTTCCCATCAAAGGGCCTGGGCTCATCAACATGACAGTAAATGGACCAGCCTATGTCTGGGCTGTTCTTCATGATCCAAGAGTACGCCAGCAAAATTGGTAACAATCCAAAAGAAAGGGCATTCTGTGAAGCTTTGTGCGTAGTCACATCTGAACATTTTGCATTGTATTCGAAAGCAGAGGTTCATTTAAGGCACGGTCTAGATGCAGTGCGAGCTCACTTTACTCACACAGGCACTACTCGTAATTTCTATAAAATTCTCTCGACTACTCGACGAGAAATTCCCAATTTTTCCAACGGCGATTTTCATTCTACTTTGGCCAACCGCTGTGATCGCAAACTCACAGATGGTGAGTACGAAAATGGACGTTAAAGGCGCTGTGTTCACATCAACGCCCCATTGAACAACCTAAAATAAGGCGTTGTTTCCGGTCCACATTGAATCTTAGAGCGAACGACCTGCGGTTGAAAGCGTACTCTAGCAGGGTGTTCACAAAAAGCCTCTCCAATAATCGGCCCGTATCTGGGCACGCTATTGTACAACTCCTGATGGAGTTACATGGATGTCCACAGTTGGCTCTATAATCAAGCCCTGAGCCACCTAATCAATCAGCACAGGACTTGCCGCGCTCATAGTCTCGTAGTTGCTTTCGTTTCATGCGGTTGTCCAGAACCCTATTCCAAGCCATGAAAAACGCAGCAACCACAGTCAGGATAATGAGCACCGCCTGAAAGAGTGGTTCTAAGAAGTTGGCCCAGTTTTGGGCTATCCAAGCTGCTAGAAAAGTCAATGCTGTGCCTGTCTCTGATTTCTGCATCTTAGCCTCATTCAAGGATATGGATCTGCTGGTGAGTAAACTGAAATCACAACTCCAAACTAGAACGCCTTAAGCTTCGTTGATCGAGACCGCGCCCTCACGCTGCACAAACGCCTGCTCTCCCTGCACTGGATAGCTTTCCGGCCACTTGATATCCAACAGCCGCCGCTTTGAGACTTTCGTGATTGTGACTGCGTTGGACTGGTTCCCACCAAGGACGTGATAGTGGCCGGCACTCTCGGAGACGTAGAAACCGACATGCCCTTTCCAACCGCGAGGACTTCCACGCCAGAAGACGAGAATGGAGCCTGGTATCGGCTTATCTAAACGCCTGCCGTATTTCGCCCATTGGCGAGATCCTAGAGGATTGACAGGCTGGGTATCAGAAACAAGGCTCATGCAATGGGCAACAAACAGACCGCACCATGGGGTTTCATCGGTTTGGTAAGAGATGCCTAATTTGCTCGCCCAGCCCATAATCCTTGGATTGTGCTTTGGTCCCGAAATTTCTTTGGTTCCCAGCAGTCGCCGAGCCTCAACCAGCCATGGCGGTTCATCGCTTCTGACTGCCTTGATTTTTGAACTCAGCCAAGCCTGATAGGCCCGCTCTGAAAGCCTACCCCAATCACCATCAGGCTTGCCCGGATTAAATCCGAGATCCTGCAGCATTTCCTGAGATTCAAAGTCTGGTATCCGTCCCATGATCACCTCACAAAAAAGGCTCCCCTTGGGAGCCGTAGCTGCGCATGACGCGCTGTTTCAGAAAGAGATTTTGATTAGTTGGCTACGCGATAAACAATCACATCAAACCCACCAGACAGACCGCTAATGCTTCCCGCGCTGTTCAGCCTCAATCCGTTGAGCGAAAAACTCGCCTTGGATTTGACGTTCATCCCAACAATGTTGATGTAACTCAAGTTACCTTGGGTGGTTCTTTGACCGACCACCTGAACGACATAACTTGTATCTGGCTGAGGCGTTCCGAAAGTGTAGGTTGCTCCAGAGCGAGTAAGATTAAAGGACGCATCATCCCCGATATTGGAGTACAGCGCCACGACCTGAGGCTTACCTACCAGTGTGTTCAATTTCGCTGAGTTCAGTTTGGGATCCGTGACAGCCTTGCTCTTTAACTTGCCTGTACTCACTGAGCTATCAGTCAAGTCATTCGTGCCGACTTTTGATGAGGTTGCAAGCGCTCCTAGCCCCAGATTGGATCGAGCTGCTGATTTACTCGAAACATCGCCAAGGTTATTTGCCTTATTGAGAAAATCGCTTGTATCCGGCGTCGCCAAGATCCAATCACTGTCATCCTCTGAATAGACCTTCATCTTCTTCTCGACAGAGTGAAAGCAAAGCATTCCATCTTTGAGTGGGCCACCTTGATTGTCGGTAGATGGGTTCACATTGAACGAACCAAGATAGAGCTTGTTGAACCGCTGGAACGCTAACTCGGAAGCCTGCTCAACTGCGGCCTCAAGATTGCTTAACGCCTCCTCAGCAGCTTGCTTTGCTGTTTGAGCCTGATTACGAGCAGCTATTGCGGCTTGCTTTGCAGCCAGCACCACTGCCTCGACATTCGCGGGGTTGAGAAGGACGTATCCATCCTGCCCCGGAAACACTGCAACCATTGCTGGGTAACCAGCTTGCAGATCATCTTCGCTCAGCTCATTACCAAGGCCGTTGCGAACTGATTTTTCGACGCCCTCAACCATGATTGTTACAGCGCCAGTATTATTGTGTGCAGGCACAAAGAACGCCAACTCAACCGCCGACAGACTGACGCCCAAACGAAGCTCAGCGGTAATCGCGTTACCAGTCCCTCCGATATTGACCAGTCTCGTGATACTGTCAGCAAGGTCGCGCACATAGTTCCAAGTGTTACCGAGCCACTGGTAGTAACCACTCAAAGCTTGGTTTGGATCTGCACCCACAATAGCCGGGGTATAATCCGGCTTATCAGTGACCGTATCCAACTCAGCTTTGGTTTTTACAATCACCGCACCAAGCGCTGCGGCGATTTCCATTTGCCCCAGGTAAGCAATGATTTCTTCCTTCTTCGGCTTGTGCGGATCAGTGCTACCAACGCCAAAAGTCTCCCGGTCACGATAAACAAATTCCTTGGTGAGGAAGTTCATTGCCAACTCCATTTTGAGAGGAAATTAAACCGTGGCCACAACGTCCGTTGCGCTGGACCAATCGCTGTTTTGCCCAAAGACCGAGCGCGTGCGCATGCGGAAGCGGTATTCAACACCCGATGTGAGGCCGTCGGTTTCAATAGCCTCTTCACCATCATTGGCCTGCGCGTATTTGGCTGCACCACCACTGGTTTTCACATATTCCAGCTCGTAGGTGAGCGCCTCAGAGAGCCGCGAAAAACTTGCTTCCGCGATAACGCTCTGCCCTTGCTGCTGCATTTGAATGGAGAAGCTATCTACACTTGGGATAGCCTCAGCCGCGATACGCTTGGGAGTATCGCCCTTTTCGCCCTCATCTTCAGGCTCATAAGCATACGGATCTCGTGGAATAACCATCGCTTCGAATACGTGCTGGAATGTTGACAGATCCAGTGTAGGTGTCCCATCCAACTCAAGATAAGCATCAACAAGGTGTGGCGGATCACTGATCTTAATGAACCTCCTAAATGGTACATTCTGAGATGCGAAGTAATCACATTTCACACGCACACGAGGAGCATTCACTCGGATAGCTTTGAGCGCTTGCAAGCGCCGCATGTGATTGTGTCGCTGCACGCAGTCATTATCGACAGTGCGCGACCTGGGATCATCCTCCTCAACATACGGATCGCCTTCAATGACTGCATCATCTTCCGCATAGTTCAATTCAGGGTTGACCCAAAGTCCACGCACTGACTTAACGCTGGAAGCAGCATTACGGTTCGGCAGGAATTCAATATCGATGATATCGTCTGTTTTCAGGTGAATATCAGGCTCAACCCACTCCCCGGCATGAACTGCAACTTCGCCATCTGCATTGGTATATAGAAGCAGCTCGCCTGCCTCATCGATCATCCGACCGATCTGGGTTGGATCGTTGTTCTCACGGCCACGGAATCCGCCATGATAACGCGGCTCCATATCGCCCTTGATGTTCTCAACCTGCTGATCGCAAATGTCGGCAGCATGAGCCCAGCTATCAAGATCAATCTGGGAGATGTCTAACGCACTTCCGTAAGGTGCCAGAAGATAATCAAGCCGTATGAGAGCAAGGTTCTCGCTAAATCTGACCTGTCCGTCTCTGGGATCAAAAATCTTCTTTCCGCGAATGGTGGACGAGAGCGTCGGATAGCCTTGCGGGAAGACTGTTCGATGACGCTGAGCACTCACGCTCTTACACATCATCAAAACACTGGCGACGCCATCACCGCGATGATCCTCACTCCAGATATCATCAAACTTACTCACCAGCTGCGAATAAGGAACCCCAACTTGTGTCCCAACACGCTCAATAAGCATCACTTTGGCATCACCACCGAGACGATAGTATTTTGATGCATCCTCATCATTGCTCAAAGACTTGATGACATCGCCATCTGCATCAATCTCAACCGGGTCGTCACTCAGGAAGTGTTCGGCAAAACCATCAATCTCATGAGAAGCATAAGCAATCACCATATAGGCTGTGCCGCTACGTTCCTCCAGAAACGTCATATCACCCGCAATACGCACAGTGCCATATTGATAGGATCGCGACGGCACATTTTGCTTCTGCACGACCTTGCCATCTGCTGCGCTTGGAATAGGTGCTGCATTGTCTTTTCTTTGCTGACTTCCAAGCAGCGCATTCACGCCTAACCCTACACCAGCAGAAAGACCAACCCCAATGATCCCGACACTAAGTGAAGAAACAGCAGCTCCCGCAAGGAGCGCTTGCGTTGCAACAGAGGCTCCAACGAACGCCGCACCATTTGACAGAACAAACGCAATTCCAAGCGCAGCAGTAGCAGGCATCAGACACTCCAGATTTTAAGAACAGGTGCGTGAACGGCTTCAAATCCCGAATTCCAGTGAACTTGCCAGTGCTTACCATCCCAGATTGCACCCCACTGCCTGAGAGGAGCGTGAAGACTACCAATCACGCCAATATCACCGATCTTTCTGGCTTGAGCCTCATTCAAACCCGCAACATCAGCACACCGACCAACCAACTCCAGAGCGCCTCCAGCTTCAATAATCAGATGCTTCATCTGCTCTTCTGTTGAATAGGTTCCACGTAAATGAACAGCCCCATCAGGATAACCGTTGGCATTCACCCAATCGGCAAGGACGAGACAGCAATCAGCAGTGCCCGGATCAAAAGACAAGCTTTGCCGATCTGCCAGCCAGGTCTCTAAAAGACCTAGGATCGCGGCCATGTGATTGTCTGCTCACTCATCAAGGTAATACGCTCACACGACAGGTCAGGAGGAAGATCGGGATTTACCTTAAGCGAGTAAGCTCGTTGATCTGCATCCGACAGCACTGCATTGCGCCGGGATTTGCGAGCATGGAAAGCGTTCCCCACGACCAAAGTCACATCATGCAGAATTTGCGGCTTGTCTGGATCATTCACTGCCCGCTTGCGGAACTTCAGATCAATCACCTCGCCCGTAAACTTCACGACTGGACCTAAAGGCAACGGCTGGAAATCATCGTCACAGTGTTGCAAGAGAACTTGCACCTTCGAGCCGATGACATCGCTCTCTTGCGTCTCCTCATAGGCAAGGTCAGCCACCTCCTGATTGACAGCGGAAAGGCTCAAGTTCATCGTTGTTGCTTCGCCAGAAAAAGCATATTGGATCGTTGTTAAAGCAGAGGCTGGAAGTTCCCCGGCAGGTCTCCAAGGGTGCCCGTCCTTGTCAACAATAGTGTGTGAACCAAACCACATCCGCGCAGTTCCAGTTGGAAAATGAAGCGCGACAAGGATCATAACGTTGCGAGGGGTCATGATGCACCCGCCTTGTCCCAATAGTCGATGGCCTCAACAAAATGCACGCTCTTTGTGGTGAAGCTTGAGTTGCCAAAATTCAGGTCTAGCTCGGTGTCACTGGCAAGCTTCATAAGGCAGCTCGGCTCTGCCACATTCAGTAGTGCCCCTGCCGGGATCTTTGCCCGAATAGCTGGAAAAATAGGCACTCGCACCACATCACCATCAGCTTCTATAATCGGACCAGTCATATAGAGCGCATGCAAATAGCTGAAGTAAATTCCAGACAGCCTCAATCCACTTTGCAGGCCGCGAAGCTTAAGCACCGTTGCCCCTAAATTTGCCTCTTCTTCCAACTGCACAAAAGCGGGTTCACTCTCGTAAGAAGTTCCATCGCTGAATTCCGTTCCATCGGCATGAGGTACGTAGGACCGTGCCTGTTTCGCAAGTTTTTGCACTTGTGAGGTCACATGAGAAACAGAGACGATCACCAGACCTACTTGCCCTTGCAATGCAACCTCAACCCCATTCCATGCTTCTTCGTGGCGCAGGTCACGTCTACGCAAGACGATGTTTGGAATTCTAGCTCTCCAAAAGCCTAAGTCCGTCTGTGTTACCAGCTCACGTCCACCTAACGTCATACCACCAGACCTGCTGAATGGCCGTTTCTGGAATGTGGGCTTACCTTGACTTGCAAACAAAGAATGGGGCCAGTGAATCACGTTAGTCACGGAAACCTCCTCCCCGGTTCTGCGCATACATATTGTAGTCGCCAATCGTATGCTCACGGCTTTTCTGAGTAGCTGCTTCAACAATCATTGGCGCAGCATCCTTGACCACATCTCCTGAGATACTCTCAATGTGAGCCTTCAGATCAGGGGTAACTTCAAGGATCACGCGAGAAACCATCTCACCGCCGCCACCGCCAGATTGAGGAAGCTTGTGGAACGGAGTGATTGTTGCCGGCCCCTCAATCAGCTCAGGGACACCGCGCTCACCTGCAATCCCCCATTTGCCAGCCCCCAGGTTGCCCCCTTCTGCGAAAAAACCGCCAAAGCTGGAGAACAGGGTCGAGATAATACCACCGATATTCCCACCACCACCAACTGAGCTTGTCATGCTGGACATAGAAGATTGCAGCAGCATCTTGGCAATCCCCTTACCCATATTCCCAAGCACATCAACAAACCGCTCACCTTCAAAGATCACATCAGTGAGTGAGTTGGTGATAGATTGATTGACGTTTGCCATCATGCGGCTTTGCCGTGTCTGCTCTTCAATCTTGCCTGTTAACTGGGAGACTGATTTCGACCGTGCCTCAATCTCATCGCGAAGCGTCAATCCGGTTTTCACGGAGCGCTCATCAAGATCCAGTCCCTGCTGTTTTGCCAGATCAAGCAGTTTGTATTTTGTGGTGAGCGCTGCGACTTCCTCGCGGGTACGGCCAAACATCTCAATTCTGCGCTCAAGCGCTGTGACCTCCTGATCACCCAGCCCCAGAACATCTGGACCCTTCTTGGTGGCAGGCCGTATAGCCTCCTGAAGCCGAGCCTGTTCACGAGCCATGCGGATGTACTCTTCGCGCTCTTTGGCAAGCTGGGGTCCATCCGTGGGACCAATGTGCTGCGCAAGTGCATTGGTGTTGCGGTCAAATTCCAGAGCGGCCAAAGCGCCAGCCCGAGACACCGGATCATCTTTGTATTTTAAGCGTACCTGAGCATCTTCAAGCGAAGCCAGACCATTGCGTTTCATGGCCTCCATTGCATCAGCTGCGCGGCTAATTTCATTTGCCATCGTTGTGGCATCAGCTGAGAGACCTTTGAGTTCCACCCCATCAGTGGCCATTTTCAAACGCTTGGTTGTGCTGACCGACTGACGCGCAATGCTTTCCACCCGCGCCAGTTCCTTACCCACCTCTGCAAGCTTTTCATCAGGGAGCTTGGTCAGGATCTCACGCATTCTTGCAAGCGCTTCAGAGACACGTTCCATGTTCCCGCTCGCTCTTGCATCTTCAAGAGCAGCCATTTCAGCAGCCCAGATTTTCACGAGATCTGAAGAAGCTTCCAGCTCATGGTTGAGATCTTTCAGTGTGTTCTCGACACCTTCAAGCCCGATAGCATCAATTGATCGGGACTGACTGAGCGGATCACTCAGCTGCGCAATGCGGTGCTGAATAGCCTGATACTTCTTAAGCTGGAGATCCAACTCCGCAAACGCATTGTTACCACCCAGAAAATCATCAAAGAAAGTATCCAGAGCGGTATCAGTTTTTGTCTGTGCAGCCTTGGAATCCAGCTCTGCTAACGCGGCCACCAAATTGAGCACAGCGCTTGTAACCTCGCCGTACTTGTCTCTGATGTTCTCCAATCCATTCTTTGAGTAATCAGCAATCGAGCTGTTAGCTCTTGAGATCGCACTTTCAGCTTCATTAAATGCACTCGTGAAAGCATCAACCTTCTTCTCTGCCTCCTCGGCATTATTGCCCATACTCATCAAGAAGGCTGCAACAGGAAAGCCGATCCCGGCAATCACCCCCAGAACGGGCATCAACAGACCAATAGTGCCAGTTAAAGCCCCAAAGCCAGCAATGAGCTGTGGAATCTGTTGTCCCATAATCCGCATAGGGTCAGTGCCCATCTCAAACTGCACCGCCATATCAGCAACTTGATTGGACGTGTTCTGGATGGCGAAGCGCCCACCTTTGGAGACATTGAAGAAGCCCTGCATTTGCTTGCTGGCTTTCTCAGCAGACTTCCCAGCCTTCTCACCAACCCGACCAAGCGTCTCTTCAATCTTCTTAGCTTTTTTCTGTGCCAGAGCTTCATTACGAGCCAGCCCTTGCACAAATCGCCGATCTGCCAATCCAAAGGGAACTACAAGGCCAGTATTTTTGTTCGCCATCAATCAAAACCCTTCAATGCCCATTTCGCGCAGTTGCTCATCTGAAAGACGATCACCACCTGAGCTGCTGGATTTGTCGGACTTGCCACCATGGAATTCGTTGAAACCACCTGCACAGGCCAGGAATTCCCAAAGGCCCATCTGGTCAACATCCTTAGGAGTGAACCCTATTGCGGCTCCGGTTTTGTAGAACTTGGAGAACTTCCAGAGGTCTCCTGCAGGTTCACTCCGTCTGGCTCCCCCACAGGGTCATCAACCTCACCAACCAAAGCATGCGTAAGAACATCGTGCGCGGTAAGTTTGAGAGAATAAGCCCCGTGAAGTTCAAGCATATGCAGCACCTTCGGCCCCGCCTCTGCATTCTCCATTCCACCACCAATCAACCCCAAACGAATGGGCTCAATCAGATCATCAATGAACCAGGTCCCTGTCGCGATGCGGGCAAGAACGGTTTCTGGGCCAGCGTTGCAATTCGTCTGCAAGGCCCGAAGTTGACCGATGTTCAGCACAAACGCGTGCTGCCCACCGATCCAAGAAATGCTCTTTGCTTCCATAGGTCAGCCTCAAGCCTTTGCAGTTCGCTCAGGAGTTCCATCAAAGGCAATCTCAATGGAGCAAGTCACACGCCCTTTCCCATCAGAGCGAGATTGGTTGAGCTGGGAAATCAGAGCAGGACCGGATTCGTACTCAGTATCCCCCTGCTTTGCTTTCAAGTTACCAAGCCGAACAGGTAAGTGCGAAGCAGAATAGAACCAGTCCATCATCTTGCCGTGAGACTCCTGAGCCCAGGTCCCCTCTCCTGATGCGGACACCTTGATGGAACGCACATCACTCAACATCTCGTTGGGCTTGCTCTCATCGTCGCAATCAACGACCTCAGTCTCATCAATGTTTGCGGACCTGCTTACGCTAACGCCCTTCATTCCGCAGATCCGTTTGAAAGTACCATCACTGGCAAAATCCACTTCAAGGACCATTTCCTCAAAGCGTTCAGTTGTCGGTTTTCCCATGACAAACCTCTTTTGTTAGTGGACTTGAACATCAAAGGTAAATTGCAAAATTCCATGCATTACGCCCGTTTCTGGATCGGGCGTAATTTCTTTCAGCTCCAACTCCGGGAGCACATTTCCGTAAGACGGGAGAACAAGCTCAGCACTTTTGAGCACGACACGCACGGCCTGCATGATTTGCTTCACGTGCACCCGTCCAACCTTGCGCGACCAGCAATCAATCTGAAGAGTAATCTCCTCAACCGAAAAGCAATCATGGTTGTCTTCAATTTCAGTCTCAGGACCGAAACTGACATAGCCTTCAACCTCTCCCCACGGCGCACCATTTGCAGCCTGATCAGAGGGCACCTTGGCGCTGTCATAGACATCATGAACAAGTGCCATAAGAGAGACATCAGCGGACAGTGCATCGATAACTGCTTTTTGCAGCTCCAGATCGGGACTAGCTATCATTGAGCATCCTGATTGCTTTGTTGACTTTGCGCGTTACGCGGCTTCTTGCGCCCCTGCGCGATGCACGCCATGCCGGATAAAAGAACGGGTTTGCCTTCATCTCACGAGTGCCGAATTCCTGAAGTTTGGCATTCTGGAACAAAACACCTCTGGTGTTGGCAACCAGCGTCTTCTCATTGCCTGCGTAAATCTTGATATGAAGCCAGTCCTGACCACCCGAGGCCGTGCCAAACAAAACAGCACCTTTGGGGAGATCCCCCCAAGTCCAACCAATGCTCCTGCGAAGTTCCCCTTCGTTCTCAGGAACCAGCAGTCTCATTCTGGCAACAATAATATCGGCGGATTCTTCAAGCCCCTCTTTGGCCGCGTCACGAAGAGTTTCAATGACTGTTTTCGTCATGAACTCCTTGAACTCTTTCGTGTACTCAACCATCGATATCACCGCTTTCACAGGTCAGTTCAAAATAGAGCCGATCATCTGTCGGGATCTTGGTGCGGATTGCGTAGATGGTGCCGGAGAGAAGATCTTTCATGCGCCAACTGGTTTGGATCGCCTCGGTATCTGGAGAGCGCCAGACAGTGACCACAGCTGGCTGAATACCTTCAAGGCGAGCACCAATCACGCGCTCGCCACCGCGTAGAAACTTGAAGTGTGCCCGCTCTTCAAAGCGCGGTTCATAGTCAGAGACATGGTTGCCGTAACCATCAGACTTTGACACCAAAGCCTCAAAGGCAACGACCTCCCGCATTGGTTTGCTGGTCATCCGGCAAGGTTCCTATAGGGAGCCATCATGATCACATAAGCAGGAGGCGGAGGAGCATCACCACCCCGGCTGGTGTAGAGCGCAAACACATGCATGCTCAAACACGTCTTGATCGGCTCAGGAAGTCCATCGGGGAAATCGGCTTTGAGATCTCGCCGCAGATATTGCGCAGCAAACCCTTCAGCCGTGCGAATAAACGTGAGGAGGAGATCGTCATCATGACCATGCGAGATGGCCAGATGACGCTTTGCCTCTTCCAGCTCGATCAAGGGCAAGATTAGTCTCCACCCTCCTCGGTTTCATCCTCATCTGCGTCTTCATTTGCAGGCCCAGTCAGATCGAGATACCGGATACTCTGCGCCTGCACTTGCTTGGCAGTCAGTCGCTTCAAAGGCGCATCATCGCCTTCCATCAGCGGCTTGGTGACCTTTCGGGTTTTGGCGTCTTTGTCATCGAGCTTGTAGACACAGCCAAACCGGAAGGTGCCAAGGATGGTGTGGCGGGTTGAGTTCACTTTGACGTACATGCTTCTCTCCTGAAAAAAGCTCTGCAATCAAAGGATCGCAGAGCCAGTTAGTGGCCTCATTTGTTCGGGATTACGCGAAGACGAAGTTGCCCTTCACCGTGGCTGCAGCACGCTTGATTGCCAGAGCAACCCGTTTAGCACCTCGCATCGTCAACATGCCTTCAATGAAGTTATCGCCATGCTCAGAAGAAATGAGTACATCGGCTTGCTGACGATCATAATAAGTTGCCGCCATCGCCAGATCACCAGTCAGCCATTCACCCGCTGACATAGTGTTGGATTCCACCACATCCTTACCCCAAAGCATCGGTGTAGATACCGAACCTGGGTTGCCAAAGATGTATCGTTTCTGAGCATCTTTCAGGAGGTCAATTGCCGCCCAGTCCGTCGGGTTCATCACGAATGAAGTTGCAACGTAATCCGACAACGCAACCTGCAAAATAGCAAGACGCAGACGATCAATACGTGTCGCATTGGGTAGACCATTAGCAGCAACAAAAGCCACGGCCTCAGTCAAAAGCCCTTTCAGGTTTTCGCCCTGCCCATCACCAGCAAGGATCTGCTTTTCTTCTTCCAGATCCAGACCATATCGAAGCTCGGAGTCGATTTCCGTTTGCAGGAAGTCGGAATCTGCCAGAGCTTCCTCTGTGATGTTGGTATGATGCGCAATCTTTTTGACTTCAGAGGTGGCCTTCTCCCAACCAAAACTGGACTCTGGCATTGCGGCCCCTTCAGCAACCATCGCCGCTTTATTATCTTGCTCTGTCTGCTTACGGTACTTCACCAGATCAGAACTGGTTTTGCCCTTGGTCAGCAGATCGCGGATAAGCAAGCGACGCCGTGGCATGCGGACCGGATCACGTTCCTCTTCATGGTAGATCAAACCGCCAGCCGAGCCTGCAGCAGTGGTGATCGCATTGGAGACATCAATGAGAAGGTGTCCTTTAGCTCCAGCACTTTTGAAGCTCTTAATCTGCTCTTCTTCTGCCACGAATGCCTGACCAAGTGTCATCACCGGAGTAGAGCCACCGCCGCCGATCCCCTCAGCCACTTGCTGTGAGATTTCCAGCGCCTGACTCTTGATGCCTTCCAGTGAGTTTTTCAGCTCAGTGACCGAGTTACTCAAAGCCGTCTGCTCAGTCAAAAGCTTGTCGGCCTTATCTTTGGTTTCCTGAGAAACCTCACCAGATTTTTTAGCCTGTTTGAGCGCATCTTCCGCCGTGCCCTTAACGTTATCAGTCACCTCATCCAGCTGCTGACTAACTTTTTTCAGCAGGTCTTCTGTGCTCATGTTGTCATTGCGTACCGACCCGACAACAGCATCAGGGCGAGCAAGAGCGAGTGCCGCCAAGCAAATGGCGGGCATGAGTGATTTCGTTCTCATGGAAGTTCTCCGATTTAGATGGAATTCAATTTATCGAGGAGGCCTTGCACTCCTGAATGAACGGCAGCGCCAGACTTGCCGGATGGAGCAGCGCCAGACGTGCTCCCTTTCAAAGCCGCACACAGTGAGCGACGTTTTGATCTTGGAATATTGAGACGCGCAAGGAGGATATCAAGCTCCTTCTGCGCAGCATTTGGTGAGCACTTATCGGAAGCTTGGCTCGGAGCTTGTTCAATCTCATCACTGGGAAGAAGTGCATCTGCAAACCCTTGCTCAACAGCACTCTCACCATTGATCCACGTTTCTTTATCGAGCTGATTGCTCAGCTCTTTTTCCGAGATCTTGGTGCGTGCGTGATAGATGCTGATCGCAGCGTCATCAAACGGCTCAAGCCAATCAGCAACCTCACGAAACGCGTGACGATCACCACACGCACAAACCCACGTGTTATGGATCATCAAGAAAGCCGCTCGCCCGATCTGAATTTCATCTGCTGCCATTGCAATGACAGAAGCTGCCGATGCTGCTAACCCCAGCACCTTCACGGTCACCTTTGCCTTGTGCTCACGCAGCAGATTATAGATCGCCAGCCCTTCGAAGAAATCACCGCCGGGAGAGTTGATCGAGACGATCACATCCTTCTCACCAATATTGCGCAGCGCCGCTGAAATTCGCTTGGCAGTCACCCCGTCATACATCCAGCTCTCGCCAATCGGATCGAGGATGGAAATGGTGTTTTCGCCATCCTCACCAGCTGCTGCTTTGATATCTGGGTTCCAGCGCTGCTGTACACTTTCAGCAATCGCACTTTGAAGACCTTTCCCAGCCAGCACCGGGACATTTGGCAAATTGCGGATGCTCATTTGTCTTCCTTTCCAAGCAAGTCAACCAGCCCCATAGAGGTTTGAACCACCAGTTCATCACTGTTGCCGCCTCGCCGTGGCAGATTGAGCTTGTCGCGGCCCTCATCACCAGTAATGAAGCCGGCCATGCGCAGTTTGAGCAAAAAGTCGCCTTTGGCCTTGCTGTCCATTTGCAGCATGGCTTCGCGGTTATACTCCACGTACCAACGCCCGCGTTTTTCAACGGGAATGAGATCTTTCAGGATACGAGCTTCGTTTTTGACGAGCAGCGGATTGATACCAAGCGAGAGCCAGGATAACATCACCGCTTCAACACCGCTCCCCCACATGGTCTGGCCATCAGATGAATGGCCGATCACAATCGGCGGAACTCCAAACCATCTGCAAACATCTTCAACGCTAAAGCGCCGGGTTTCCAAAAGCTGAGCATCTTCAGGGTTGAGCTGGAGCTGCTGGAACTTGAGGCCAGATTCCAGCGTCAGCGTCTTGCCCGCTTTGCTTGATCCAATGAACTTTTCCAGCAAGGTTTGAAGTTGCCCCCGCTGCTCTGCATTAAGCTTTTGCTCTGAGGTCAAAACACCAGCTGCCATCATCGCATTAGAAAAAACACTGCCTGCCGTCTCATCAGCAGCCAAAGCCGCCCCAATTGAATTCGCCCCGTACTTGATGGCTGACATGCCCAAACCATCACCAGCGCCGAACCCGCGCAGATGGAAAACCTTATCGGCAGGTAATGTGCTGTGTTTGCCCCGGTCATAGACGCTGTATTCCAGCTTGCCATCCCGGTTACGTTTAGGTGTGACATTGAGCAAAGGGCGCAGACCAACCAGCCTTGGTCCCACAAAGAGCTTTTCCGCACAGGCATTGCCGCGCAAAGTTGCATGCGCTGTCATGCCTTCCCAAAACTCAACCGCTGTTTGCTCAGGGTTGGGGCTCTTACTAAGGATCTCGGACAGGTCCTCTTCAATCTTCACCCTGCTGTTTTCAGCACCCTTTTCATAAAGCGCGAGTGGCAGTGTCGAGATCACCTGCGAAGTCTTGCGAACACAATCCCAAACAGCAGAAAACGCCAGAGCAGAGGACGCATTAACGGTTTTGCCAGCCGCAGAAGAATGACCGCCCCCAGTCCATGCATCTCCCCCATTGAGGTTGATCCATCCTGATTCACCTGCCCGCAACTCTTGCCTGATGCCGCGAGCTGCTGCCTTTAAAAATCTGATCATATAACCATCACCGGATTGCTGAGGAAATCATCCAGGCCATCATTACCTTCAGCCACCGGATGACGACTCATAAGATCGAATGCATTGAACGCTGCTGTGAGCGGGTCAATTTTCATGGACCCTGCGGCTTGCTTGGTCACATAGTCGGCATTGCCGCGCCTTTCGGTTTTGGCATTGGACACACACCACGCCATCATCCGCGAGCCGCCGTGAACCAGAGATTTATCAGCAAGCTTTCGCGCCATGCCCTTGGTCACACCAGAAAGCTTATAGCCTTGAGGCACACCAACGATTTGCTCTTGTTTGACCTCACGCTCAATCAGCTCATCAATGATTGCTGCAACTCCAACCGGGTCCAACCCGATTGCGTTCTCTTTGGGAAACAGGCCACGGTCCAGAACTTGCTCCATGTAGTCGGCAACAATCAGAGCATCGTCCTCCGCATTCTCGCAGATGAACAGATCACCGTCCTTCGCAAAATCCTGAAGAGCTGTTGCAATCTGCTTGCGTTTTTCCAGCGCACTCTTGTGGCAACACGCACAAGCCCAAAGCAGCCACCTGTTCTTATCCCTCTCACTTTCTTTTTCGCGCCCGATAAAACAAAACCCTAAAAGGTCATCCATTCCGCCGCAATCAACCCCAGCAGTCACAACCTCACATCGATCCAGAAACTCTTCAAAATCCCGGATGGCAGTGAACTCAGCATCCCGCCAATAGTCAGCTCCAGCCCATCGATCTCTTCGCAAGTTCATGCCGATTGGCACATTCAAATGCTTGGCAAGAAAGCTTTGCTTGTCCTCTTCACCAGTGCCATCCATGGCTTCGCGAAGTTTGGATTCCAGCCAGCTCTTACGTACGGAGCGCCCAAGATTGGGGTTGGTGATGTAATAGTTTTCCGGCTTCAGGTAATCCTTGTTCTTGAGCATTGCTTTCGGGAACTCGTAGAGAACTCCCAGCCGCTCAGGATCGTGAATTTTCCCGTCGCGAACATCGCGGTAGTATTCAAGCTTGCTCTTCCAGACCCCAGCTGGTGGCTCATCGGAATGCGTAGTCAGGTAAACAACAAATCCTTCAGGACGAGCAATCAATCCGCCAGTGGCTTCCTGCAGCATGGCCGCTGCCTTTGGCTTCTTGCCAAACAACCACAGCTCATCAACCAAAACAAAACCAGCTTTTTTGCCAGAGAGCGTGTCGCTGTCAGCCGCTACAATCTTGAGATTTGAGTTTGTGGTCTCATGCCTGATTGTTCGCTGGTGCGAGATCACCTTAAGAATGCTTTTGAGTTCCGGATCGTAGGAGACCATCGCCGCAGCAGGATCAAAGCAGTTGTTGGCCACCTCAATGGTTGGAGCCAACAGCAGCAGCTCATTGAGATGACGCCAGTTGCGAATGAGTGCCGTCACCATGATTCCCGCTGCAATGGTGGACTTGGCATTTTTCTTTGAGATCAGGAGCAGAAACTCACTGATCAAACGCTGCCCTTCTTCTGCGTCATAGGCTCCAAAGATCGCACCGACAAAATCAAACACCCACTGATCACAGCACTCACCAAATGTCGGCATGCCCGGAACATCAACCACTTTAAGAGACTTGAAGACATTCAAAGCTGCCTCTGCTTCTGCAGAGAACAAAGGATCAAAGGGAATGAGAGATTTCCCTTGAACAATCCGGTGTTCCCAATCCACGCAGGCTGTTGACCAGTGTTGAGCTTTCAAGACAGATCTTTCTTCAGTTAATCAGCTGAGGAGCTTGGGGTGGTGCATACTTCCCGTCATAGGTTTCTGCTGTTTTCTTGCGCTCTTCTTTTTTGCCAAGCGCTTTTTGGGATGCAGCTGGAACACTCTTTCCCCGATTGGCAATCGCTTCCGCCAGCTTGTCACGATCAGAACTCTCAAGCCGCGAGAAGATCTCTTTAATCGCTGACACTTTCCCAGCTTCGGCCATGTCCATGAGCTTGCCCAGAAGCTTGGCTTCTACCCTCGCCCGAGCATCATCCTTGATCTTGAGCTGACGAAAATAATTCTTGCGCAAAGTAGGTGCTGTGATCCCTAACGCTGCAGCGATTTCATCCTGAGTTTTTCCGAACGCCAGTAACTGCATGACAAGTCTGCGCTTTTCGTCACTCACCATATGAGGTGGACGCCCTCGTTTTCCAAATCCCTCAGGGATTGGATCGCCTAACAGGTCAAATTCGAAGTCGGCCAAAAAAAAATCTCTCAGTTATAATGGGGCGGGTAAGGGCTATTCAGCCCCCGGACTTTCACCCCACCCCCCATTTCCGTTGAAAATCAATGACTTGGCGGATCATCCGCCAAAGCCTTCGCAGTCGCCTCAGGAGGTTCAGCAGCCCGGTCGCCACTCAATCAGGTCGATTTCCGTAGTCTAATCAATAGCTTGGCAACGCGTCCGCCGCGCTTGCGCCGTCTTCCGATTGTGGCACCACGTGCAAAGGCATTGGATGTTGCCCGGATCGAGGTCAGCGCCGCCATCCTTGCGCTCGACGATGTGGTCAGCGATGAGCTTGTGTTGCAGCTTCGAGAAGTCCTTGCCGCACATCTCGCAGACATAGCCGCGCAGCTGCTTGATGTACTTGGCGAGAGCTTTCCATTCAGCCGTGAGGTAGAACGGATCGACTGCCTTAGGTGCTTTGCGCAGCGTTGAGCCCAATGTGTTCAAGCGTGGTGTGATGGATTTGAGTGGCAAGGCCAGAAACCTAAACAGAAAAAAGGCCCGCCTCTCGGCGAACCAGTTAATTGCACTTTGCACGTGCTCCAAAATTCCATAGAAACTCTTCGTGCCAACTCCGCCTCTCGGCGTCTTATGTTGACTGGGTCTCGTGTTCGGGTCGCTCTGTTGGTTTAGCGGGTTCTAGCCGCTCAGGCCCCGAAGATCCACGTGATCGTCCTGATGCGTATCATGGTTAACGTAACGCCAGCTTGTCAACCGGCACTGTTGCTTTTGTAGTCCGACCGAATGCTTCAAGCTCCACGCGAGCCAGCTCGCCGCCCTGCCTGAGACTACGAACTTCCCCCACCAACTGAGCACCAACGCCAGCCACAAGCATGACCTTATCACCAATACTAAAGAGCTGACCCTTAACTAGTTTCCGCCCAACCTCAGCTTCACATGCCGTATCGATTATTCGAAGCATCTCGCGCATAGGCACACGGTGTGGAGCGCTCTCTAAGGTTGTCGAAAGAATCTTTTCCACACCATCACATTTTCGAACTAAATCGCAGCTCTGCCCCGCATTCGCATTCAATCCGACAAACAAGTACCGAGGGAACATTGAGCAACTCGCCACAACGGTATTCTTTGTCTGCCTGTGTTTCCGGTACTCAGTCATCATAGGTTGAAAGACTGCCACACCTGTTGCGTTGATACCTTCGAAGGCCCGATCCTCACAATCTGGATTAGTGCGAACCACAACCCATTCAAGAGAGCTGCCTTTGATGAGCGAACGCATGAACTGGTAGTTGCGCTCAAGCGCTCGTCTTTCCTCGTTGGGAGCAGTCATCGTCATTCAGCAGCCTCCTGAGTTGCCGTTGTGGTGTTGGTGACTTGATTGTGCGCTGCCTCAAAGTTCTCAAGAGCCGCCTTCACAGCCTCAAGCAAAGTCTCGTATTCATCACCAACAAGCCTCGGCATCCAGACCCACTCTGGCAGCGAATGATCAGGAGCAAACCTAGGCCAGCCGCGCTCCTGGTGCAGCTGCTTCCAAGCCTGCCAGATCTCGCTGCCAACCTTTACAGCTTCAAACTCATCACCCAACGAAGACAGCTCATTTGGGACAGTTCCGCCACTTCGCTTCCGTTCGGCAGCTTGATGCATGAGAACAACAGATTTCCAACCGTATTTCGACAATCGGTCCAGCTTCTCTTGCTTCTCGATATCTCCCCCAGCCGTTAGTCGCCCTTGGATTATCGAAGGTGGTTTCGGAAAGTGCTCAGGCGCAAGGGGCGGTTTGAGCAACTCAGAAAACCGATAAACGCCCCAAAGCTTGCCGTAGGGCTTGGCTACCTGCACCTCACCGCCCTCATTTCCAGAGCCTTTGGGCAGCAGCTCCCACCGCTTTTCCTTGAGATAAGTCAGCAGAGAGCAAATCTTGGTGCGGCCTAAATCCCTGATGTGTTTCTCGTAAGATTTCGCCAGCTTCGCAGCCTGATTGCGTTCTTCCTCAGTCAGTCCAAACCACAGCCTCTCAGCAGCTTCCACACTGTCGCCTGCCCCTGTCGACCAGCCAGCATGAACCTTTTTCAGTCTTCGAACCCACGTTTCACGAGTGACTTTGCCCTTATTGTCATTTTTGACATTCTCGCTCTTACACGCGCCCTCTCTCTTCTGGACTGGTATTGGATTGTTAAATGGACTGTTCTTATCTTGGTGCACGTCGTGCACCGCCTTAGGTGCATCAGGTGCACCACCTTCATGCACCTCGTGCACCACCTTTTTTGAGTGAGCTGGTGCATCTGGTGCACCGCCTTCCTCCTCAAACTCGGTAGTTTTGACCATCCGCTCAGATAAGCTAGGCGCAACTAAATCACGCTCAGGCCACCGCGCCACGTACTCATGACGCTTCCATCTTTGCCCTCTGAAACCATGTTGGCTGACCTTGATCCAACCAGCTGCTCGAGCCGTCTCGATATGATTGAGAACTGCTCGCTTGCTCAGCCCGCTATACTCCATCAAATCTTCAATTGACGGATAGCAGCTCTCCCCCATCGTGTTCATGAACATGCTCAAGGTTTGCAGCACATGCTTTGTGGTCGCCGGAAGTTCAGACTGGCAGAAGGCTTGCCGCCAATTCCATGCCTTTCGGTCTCCGCTCATGTCCAGCCCTCCACTTCCATTTCAGGAGACTTGAGCATGTAGTCATTTCGCCTGAGCTTTGCGCCCGCAGCATCGTAGCGCCGCACACCGACCCAGCCAGCCTGTTGTGCCCTCTTGAGGTGCTTGGTCACCACCGGTTTGCTCAAGTTGGCCCGCTCTGCCAGATCGCTAACGGGCACCGTAAAAACCTCACCAACACCGCCGACAAACAGGCTTAGCGTATGCAGCACCAAGCAGGTGCCGGATTCCATATGGTATTGCGAGAACTCGCGCCGCCACTCTTCAATGTTTCGAAATTCACGCACTGCAAGCCTCCATTGTTTCAGGGAGAGAAAACAAAGGGCCAGGTTGATCCTGAAGTTCAGGGCCAGTAGCCAGTTCTAGGTCATTTAGCTTTGAAAATTGCCCTTTGGAGCCGGGAGGCACCCAGATGAGCTGGGTAGAGCTTGCCTCTTGATCTGTCCGAAAAATGATCCAGCAATACGCCGTTGCAGTGGACCCTTTGGGATCATATCGCCCCTTATGGATCGGCACCCTTTCAGCAAAAACCGCCACGATTGCAGGTGGATGAGCAAGAAACAGTGTTGCAACACGCTCGATTGTCTCCAGCCACCTCAATGGAACAAGCACAGCAACGCCTCGCTTGGGCTTATGGGCTAATGCACGTTCCACGAACTGCTGAGCCAACATGCCAAAGGGCGGATTGGTGATAATCCAGTCAAAGGTTCCGGGAGGGAATTGCCACTCAGGGAGCACTGTCAGGAAGTCCCAAAACTCCCCATGTGCATCGCCAAACCCGCGATTGAACAGATCGGACGCCCAAACCAGATCAAAGTATTCTCGGAGCGGGATCGCCATATGCCCGCCGCCACAAGCACACTCCCACACCTTTAACGGCCCCCAACCCGCCTCGCCCACTCGCTTGAGGTGCAAAAGCAAATCGCACAGAGCACGCGTTGCCCATGGTGGCGTAGGGAAATAGTCACCAAACTTCTTAGGCTCCACCCGAGACGCCATAACCGCTCGTGAGTTCTTGGGAGAGCTCATGCAGCAACCCTCCCGAGGAATTCCGTAGATCGACGTTCAGGTGAATGCGTGTTGCAATCGGCATCGCAAAAAGATGCAGAGAGCCTTGCCGGATGCGCCAACATGGCAAAGCCCTCTGCGCACACTGGCGGGAAAGGAACAGCCAGCATGGGTGATGATGAAAGTTGGGAACGTCGCAGACGAAATCTCGCTGCACTTATCGCGTATAAACGCTTGAACCCGGCACAGATTTCAGAAAAAGCGGGTTTTAGCAAAAACACCATAGGAAAGTTTATTAGAGGCGAGACCCATTCTTTACGCTGGGATACCCTTGACGCCATCTGCAAGATACTTGATCTACCAAACGCAGATCGGCTTAACAGCGAAAACCCTCTTTCAAGTTCCAAAAATGAACTCCAAAAGAGAATAGAAGCCATGTCTGAGGATGAAGCCGCAGATCTATTAGAAGCACTCAATAAATAGTTTTGCTGGTTCCGCCCCCTCACCTCAGATTACTCCTTGCTCTTCAGAACGCGAACGAAGAGCACAAAGCCCGTGAATAACTTCTTTGATGAGTTCAATTTTGGCGTTGCAGTAATCACTATCATTCTCAGCTAACGACTGAGTGAGAATTGCAACTAAGTTCAATAGCTTTTGCGATAAATCGACAACTCCCAAGTCTAGGGCATTTGTCTTTTGACAAACCTCAGGAACCGGAACAAATACACCACCACCCAGTTCACAAAGTTGCGCTAAGAGCGGAGCAATTTCACCTGCCTCTCTTCTGTCTAAGATCATATCGGCCAGCACATCAACAGGCATGAAAACGTCTGTATGCCGAGGATTACCCGTGTTCCCGTAGTCACTCAGGGTTTTCGGGTTTACACGAGTGATCATCGCAGCACTCTCCTGCCCACCACAAAGTGCGGTTGTCCGATGAGTTGCTTGCTTAATTGCGCGACGATCCTTGTCGCCCGTTGGTCTTTCAAGCTTCATTCTCAACTCCCCAATTTGCAGCCTTATTGGGGGATGACGCGACTTCACTTAACGCAGAAACTTCTGTGCGTAAATCGACAAGTCGTTGACTCTGCTCTGGAGTGAGCGTGACAGTCTCAACAGTGTGAGGGATATCATGAATAGCACAATGAACGAGTATTGGAAAAACGTATTTCCTTGGAATTCCGCCGTTTGTTCCGCCTCTCTCGGCAGGAACACGCCACTTTTTGACAGTATGTTCGCTTGTACCGAGCAGTCTTGAGACAGCTCTCAAACCGCCCAAATCTCTAATTACAGTTGTAGCAGGTTCCATAGATCATGCCCAATTTGTGCGATAACAGCCCAAACAGAACATATATGTTCGATATTAGTCAATTGGAAAATGTTTCGTATTGGTCTAAAAAAGCACAAGACAACAATAACAACAGAGTGCATAACATGATTATGCCTACAACTACCGCAAGTGAAATCCTAGCCAAGTGGCTTGCAGATGCTTTGGACAAGGCCGGAAAAAGCCAGTCTGACCTTGCGCGCGACCTCGATCTAAGCTCCCAAAAAGTTAACCGCATGGTACAGGGAGCTAGAGAGATTTCTGGCGTAGAGCTTATCAAGATATCGGACGCGCTAAACGTACCCATCCCATCCCTCTCAGACACCAATGCGATGAAAGAAACCGCGCCTACGCCCCTCGATGCGAACGACACGCAAACCCAGAGAAGCGCAGCAGGTAGTTTCAGTGAAGAAGCTTACGACAAAGCCTTCACAGCAGCTCTAGAGATTGAGAAGCGCGAATTTGGCGGCAACATGCCCCTGCAGGACTTCATAAATGCTGTGACCATCGGTCTCAAACGCCAAAAGAAGTAAGTCCTGTACCGCACATATATATTGCTCATAAATGCAAGTTGTGCTCAGATATCACCCGAGAGGGCTTGTGACATGGACAGTTTTAAGAATTTCCCTGATCAGTTAATTAATGTAAATAATCAAAAAAAATCCAGTAACTTTGAAAAACTAACCTATCTAGCAAATGTTATAGACTGCAATCACATTCTTCAATGGGAATGTATACAGCAATTCGGCCACTGTGACTTTGAAAACCTTAAGTCACTTGATCAAGAGTTACTCTACTTCAAAAGCCGAAAAGCTATCATCAGAGAACTTGAACGCATCAAAGCATTTGCATCATGAATTACACAGAAGAAGTCCCAATCAACTTGGTTGAACGCGGACTTGCAAACTCCCGCGCTCAACATCTTTATAGGATCTGGTCATCTGAAAGGACGAACCTAGGCCTTCCTACAGATCTTTTGAAACAGAGCCCGCACTTACTTTTAATGTCAGGCGAAGCCCCAAAAGGTGACAGCCCAGAAATACTCTTTGTCGGACACAAAACACTATTAGGAAAACTCATTCCCAAAACGCTTGAACCAGAGGACAGCACCCCAAAAGCCCTTATTGAGCCCAACTTTCGCCACCAAGTGCACCCTGGCTTTCTTACCGCCATTTCGGGTGATCCAATTTACGAAGTCATTTCTTCCCTCTGCTATCCGAACGGCAATGCAACCCAACTGGTTTACGAACGCATTCTGCTCCCATGGAGACTCCACAACGGCCTCGTTCAAATAATTAGCTATGTGATACCAAGGGGAATTCAGCAGCTAGAGCATCCATCCAATCCAATGCCCACTCGCGGCGATTCAACGCCATCACGAGATCACTGTCAATCGTTGAAGGCTTCTCATCCCACCGAACACCGACTGGATGAACCGCTGAGAAACCATAAGCCAGAGGGTATCGCTTACACCACATCTTTGGCCTCACCCAACAATACAACCAGTCCGGATTCCATCGCTGAAGAGCAATTGCCATAGCCAAAGGGGAGAAGTGAATATGCACTTTTTTCCCCTGCCATAGCCGCGCTACCCACAGCTCTCCCAAATAACAAACTCGCCCAGACACCTCCCTGAGGTATCTTGGTTGATCTGTTGCCAGCGTTGCTCCATTCCCAAGCTCCCCCGGATAACAACGCTTCCAATACTTAGCCAAATGCCGATCAAGCGTCTGAGCACCCAGCAGATCCAAACGCACCGCACCTAGCGCGATAGTTTCCCCCTCCTCCGTAACAGCCCGCAACCAAAATGCATTTTCCGGCGTATAGGTATTTAGCGCCACCTGAAAATGCTCCGATAAAACGCGCTTATCCGTCGCTTCCGCAAAGCGCTCAAACTTATCGAAATCGCTTCCGTACTCCATCCTCAAACCGAGTTGAAATAGACGGCTTTCCAAGCCGCAAATCACACGTGCAAATACACTCGGATTACCCTCACCAAACTCGACTTTTCCATACATCTCCATAGATACCTCCATGATATTCGACATGCGTATGGTCTTTTTTCGCACAATTTTAATTGACATACTGTGCGAATTATGCACAAACTCTATGCGATGATACTTCGATAATCGAAGATATTCACAACCATAGAGTGAGTTTTGTGAACAAATCTCACTCATGTGCATCGACGTTAGATGAGTTTTTTCGACGTTTTTAGGAGGATTTCTTGATGCATAGCGCCACAATCATCCAATTCCCTGCGATCAAACAGAGCTCAGCTCAAACACTCTCCAAAACCGTACAGCAAGTCGGCGAAGAAGCGCTCGCCCAGACGAAGGACGCTCATAGAGACCTCTGCACGTTCCTCTCTGACTTGAGCTTCATGGTCAAAGAGACCCCACAGGATCGCCGCGCGATCAGCGCTCGCATCCTCGCCATGCACGAAACACTCACCAACGCCGATATCGCGCTGGTGAAGATGCTTCAGCAAATGGAAACCGCAACTCCAGCAGGTACTCTTTAGGGCCTCCAACACCTCACCTCTTCGCTCCCCTCAATCACGAGGAACAGTCCCATGAATAGCATTGAGAAAGTCGTATCTAGTAATCTCTGCCGCGAGATCCTGTTCCACGTGAACGAGGCCGCGAAGCTATCCGTTCTGGTGGTCTTCGCCATAGTGCTGCTGCTCCTCGCCCCCGCCCTTGATGAAACAGTAATCGAGGCAAAACAGAGCATCTCCTCTGAGTTCATCAGCACCCAGCTTTCCTCTTTTGACGCCCTAAGCAAACGCTAGAAGGTTCATGCGCCTATGAAACGTAAAGCGACTTTTCAGACTGAGCACGAGATGTGCTCAGTGTTCCTGAAGAACCTGCCGGAAGGCTGGACTGCTTACCCGGAATGGAACAATTGGGACATTGTTTTGGTCCGCGATTGCGATGGCTTTCAGATCGGCATCGAAGCCAAGCTTCGCTTAAACGCCAAGGTCATCACCCAAACCGCAGAGCGTGCTTATGAGGTTGCAAAGCCGGGGCCAGACTGCCGCGCCATCCTCATTCCTGAAGGCCACAGAAACGACCTGACGCTCATTTGCGGACTGCTCAACCTGCAAGTGATCGAAGTAAGTGATGAGCCACGGAACGCTAAGTATGATCCTTGGTTCCGGCCAGAGCTGCCCAATCCCAAGCGCCGCAGCTTCTCATACTTCCCCGAGTTCTATCCTGTCGCCAGAATGCCTCTCCCCGAGATCATCCCGACTGTAGACGCTGGCAAGCCCTGCCCCACTCGTCTCACAGAGTGGAAGGTCAAGGCAATAAAGCTCTCCATTCTGCTGGAGAAAAACGGCTTCGTGACCCGCAAAACTTTCGATGAGCTGAAACTCAGCGCAACGCTGTTTATCTACTCCAATAATGAGTGGATGAGACGCGGACGCGCCAGAGGTCAATGGAGAGCAGGCCCCAACTTCCCAGACTTTAGAGAGGGCCTTGAAACGAATTACGCGGAGCTGGAACAGCTCTTTCCTGAGTGGTCTCAGCAGCTGACTGAGTTCCAAACAGCGGAGAATGCCGCCTAAAGCCAACCGGCGACAAGCCTCTGAAATCAACATCTCAACTTGTAGAAGGAAGCTATCATGGATTTTTCTATTCCTGTTCCACTGTACATGATCAAAGCAGCTCACGAGCTACTCAAAACCGTCGAGGAACATCGTTACTACATCAATTGCCTTCAGGTCGAAGTCAAAGACGATGCAGCTCTCCTGATCGCCACAAACGGCAGCATCATGCTCGTGCAATCCATAGATCTGGATGCTGAAATTGGCAGAGGCAGCTTCACTATTCCTCGAAAGGTTCTCGATCAGCTTCCCAAAGCCACCAAGAGCAACCGTGATGAACTCTACGAGCTTTCAGAAAGCAGCGCACAAGGGCCAGACTTGAGCTTCGGCTGGAAGCCAGAGAAGATCGACTATCCCAATTGGCGCCGCGTTTTACCTAGCGACGGTTATGAGAAAGCGTTCGCAAAGTACGACCCTAAGTACATATTACTCTTCAGCAAAATCGCGAAAACTCTTCATGCGCCCAGCTGCCAGATCCTCCCTAACAGCGAACCCCACCCTGCTCTGGTAACGTTTGATGGAGTCGAGCAAGCATTCGGAGTCGTCATGCCGATTAAGATGACCGAACACTCTACGAAGAAACCCTTCGAAATCTGGGAGCAAGAAGTTCAAGAGGAAGCAGCATGACCTTCCTCCCACTCATCTTCACAGTGAACACAATCCGCATTTGTCAGCTCTACTGGTTTGGTCAGGAGCCGGTTCACTATGGCTCAAATCTGCCGCAGGAGATCGAGCAATGAAGTGCCCCACCTGCATTGGCACCGGACGCGATGACTTCTATCACCTTGCTCTGAGCGAGTGTGAGCGTTGCGACGGCACCGGTTACCTACCGATTGAAGACCTCAATCCATCTGCCCTGAGAATTGCTTCGCAAGCTTATTGGGAAACACAGTCTCCGAGCAACAAAATGCCCTTCGACGAACTCACCCCAAGCAATCAAACCGATCTTTCTTGGCACGCCGCGAAGGTCATTCTCACTTACCAAAAAAGCGAGAAAGAAACACGGAGCTAATCATGCCAGTCTTAGCACCTAGAGCCACAGCGTCAGCAGTCGAGACCATCAGAGAAACAGCCAGAACCGCTGGCTACTCTATGCCTGCATTCAAGCGGATCATTGAGGAGTTTATCTACCCTCTTCGCTGGTCAGAACGGCAGTCTCGCCCGTCTCAAGATCCTTACTTTAAGACCTCCGAGTTCTACTCAAAGCCACCTCTTATGCTCTACATGATCGTGCGCAGGGACTGGTGTAACGGGAAAACCGATTGGCTTGCATACTTCCAGCGCGCCAACGGCATCTATTCTTCAGACAACAAACCTCACAGCACATTCGAAGAAGCAGAAGCAGCCTGCAACAAGTTCCACCGCGACCACATCTTGAAACTTATCGACCTGGAGGCAGTTTGCAGCGAGGTCTTTGAGATGGTGGCGAATATGCTGGAAGCCATAACCGGCACAGCCGACAAAACCCCGTGCCCCTCCTGCTCTGACAACGACGCAAACCGTTGCGACTGCGTAGAGGATTACTGCACCTGCACGCTCCCTCGCACAAATTGCGACCATTGCAACAACAAAGGCTGGCTACCCCAGACACCCGCCAGCAACCTCCTCACTGAAGAGGAGGGCAAGCTGGCAGCATTCCAGCACGTCACCCACGCCCATTAGCATTGCCGAGGTTACTCCTCCCAAGCGCGAATGCGTCGCCTCGGCATGAGCGGCTCAGGAAAGGCGCACCTGAGCCGCTTCCCCTTCTCTCTCAACACTGGTCGCAACCAAACCTCAAAGAGGCATAGCAATGAGATTGGAAACAGAAGTCAACCCAATCCATATCGGCATCACACTGACAACCAAACCGGAAGCTTTAGCCGAGCTACTCACCGCTGTTGCTGTTAACGCCCCTTCTGAGCTTGCCGAGCAAGTCAACGAGCATGTGCCAGAAGCCCTACGCGACCGCACATCCGACCTGCTTGAGAAACTACTCATCGCAATCTCAACCTGAAACCAATGAGGTAAAAAATGTTAGATGGCAGAACCAATCCGTTGAACTTCCCGCCTCGCGGTTTAGGTAGAGTGGATGCCGCCAAGTACATTGGCATAAGCGCAAGTCTTTTCGATGAGCTGGTTGCAAAACGTTTGATGCCTGATCCCAAAATGATGAACACCAGAAAAGTCTGGGATATCCGTGAGCTGGACAGAGCTTTCGATGAGCTCCCGCATTCCAACCAATCAGCAACAACAAACAGCAACCTACCAAGCGACTTCGTGTAACCATGAGCACAACAAAGTTCAAAGGCGTTCATACCGAACGCGATCGACACGGAAAAATTCGCAGGTACTTTCGCAAAGACCGACAGTCACGCAGAATCCGCCTTAGAGAAGAGCCCGGAACACAAGCTTTTCTTGACGAGATCGCCCGCGCCCAGCTTGGGTTAACAAAGCCTGCACCGCTGGCAAAAGATAAACCGAAGAAGACTATTCGAAAGGTAAAAGGAACATTCGGCTGGCTGGCAGAGGAGTATCTCAGTCGAGTAGGACCCACCTTTGCAAAATCAACAGTAGACCAAAAACGCCGAGTGCTCACCGCTATTGGCGACGAAACGTGCTTGAGCGCCTCTGCGTCAGCTTTGCGAGATATGGACTATCGCGGACTAACCAAAGCACACGTCACTAAACTGCGCGATCAAAAAGCCGGTACTCCTGAAGCAGCAAACCACCGTGTGAAAGCTCTATCAGCTCTTTTCGAGTGGGCTTGCGGAGAAGCTGAACTTGCAGAAACCAACCCTGTCCATGGGGTCAAGAAGTTCAAGTCAAACACGACCGGCCACCATACTTGGACACAAGATGAGATGGACCAGTTTGCTGCTCACCATAGCCCAGGTTCAAAAGCCCATCTGTGCTTCACAGTTTTACGCTACACCGGCTTGCGCATCTCCGATGTTTCTCGGCTTGGACCAAAACATCTCTACACTGATCGCGAAACAGGCTTGCTTCACTTTAAGATTGCAACCAAAAAAAATGAGAACAACACCTCGAAGGTGATTGATATGCCGGTACTCCCACCACTAGCATTAGCTATCAAAGACCTCGATGAACAGGCAACGTTCGTCCAGACACAGTGGGGAAAACAGTACTCCATAAAAAGTCTTGGCAACCGCTTCAGCACTTGGTGCAATCAAGCAAACCTTCCTCATTGTTCAGCTCACGGAATCAGAAAAGCTGATGCCGTTCTGGCTGCTGAGCAAGGCGCAACCGCTCATGAACTACTGAGCATGTTCGGCTGGGAAAAACTAAGCACCGCCGAAATCTATACGCGAAAAGCAAACGCAAAAAGACTGAGCCAAACAGGCTCTTCAAAACTGCTAAAAAAGTGAGGGAAACCAATTTGCTAAGTCTTTGATTTTTGGTCCTTAGACTTTCCCTCACCTACCACCTAACAATATGATTATTCAAATATAAATCGCTTCGGCAGAGGCCTCCATTTTTCTTCTCCCCCATTGATATTATTAGCTATTGCCTATCTCTGGCGCAGAAGAATTGCGTCTTGCGATCAGTCATGTCTCACATTTTACAACACCGGAGGCGCGTCTACTTTTACGCGGCCAACTTCCCGATGATGGCTCGGCTTACCTGTCAGCTTGCTCCTGAAATTCAGATAGCCAGTATAAATCTCTGACTGTCGCCCCTTCACGCCCGGCAACGAGCGCAGGTCTAACCCAGACCATGGAAAGTAAGGCGAACGGCGCAAATCTGCGAACAGTCCAATACGAACACCCGGACGCGTTGCAATCCCGCGGCGATGGAACCCATGCGTATCAGCAATCACCAGTGAGTTTGCAGGCACATCAAAACTGATAGGCTCACCATACCCCAACCTTAAGATATCATCCTCGCTTGCACGAAATGAACCCGCTGCGTGCATAGCATCGGGATGTTGAACTGCATTCAAGCTCTGCTCAAACTCCCAGGCAGTCCGTTCCGGTGTATAACGATGAGACCCCGGCACATAATGAAAAGGCCCATCAGCAACATCCACATCACGCAAAAACAGCCAGGCTTTAGATGTGGCATGGAACGTATCGATGTGAAAATCAGTCTGCGGGTCTTTCTTCTTCTTGTCCAAATCCCATAAAACAGCATGCAAAAACATAATGGGATCCGCATTGTATGACCCCACATAGCGCATGGCATTTTGCAAAAACGGATCATGCACTGCCCTGCTCAGGCCAGGCAAGTCTTTCAGCACCGAAGGTGGCAAACCAATGAAACGCGTCACCGTTTTCCCTTGCCGCATTTCGCTTGCTGCAAACGATTTCGTTGCAATCTCACCCTGAATTTGCGCAAAAACGTCCTTGGAGAGAAAATTCTCTTTCACCACATATCCATTGCGATGAAAAAACGCCTTATCTTCATCTGGCAGAAAGTGAACCATCTGACGACGACGCAGATCAGCCATCTTCTCGGCCCACGCCACACGCTTCAGATAAAACCCACGCTCATTTAACCAACGACTTCCAATAATCGGATTCTTCTTAAATGACTTTTGCCCCATCAAGGCATCAAGAGCCCAGATAGGACTTTTTAAAATTCGCAACACACCAGCCCCTACTCTTCTGGCAAAATCTGCCAGAACCTGTGCAGTAACAGACACTCTACGTATTCCTGTAGTCATTTGCCAATTAAACTCATTGGGCAGGCTATTGCAGCACTGAGGATTTAAAGGGCAACTTTCCATGAGCGATACACTTGATCAACCAACCAAACGCTCACCTCCTGCACGCCGTAAGAAGAGACGCCGCAAAGCAGAGTTTGCCTCCGAAAGCCACATGTGCACTCATTTCATCAATAAGCTCCCGGAAGAGTGGGTCGCTTATCCTGAGTGGGGCAACTGGGATATTCTGCTTGTCAGAACAAAAGATGGTTTTCAGGTTGGCATCGAGGCCAAGTTGCGCCTCAATGCAAAAGTCATCTCTCAATCAGCAGAAACCGCCTATCAGAGTGACAAACCGGGACCTGATTGCCGAGCAATCCTGATCCCAAAGGGCTCCAATCTCGATTTTCAACCGGTTTGCAACATCCTGTCTCTACAGATCATCGAGGTTGAGAGCGAATCCTCCAAAAGCCCAAGCACGGTCAGCTGGTACCGGCCCAAACTCCCCAATCCAGATCGTGCGTCTCCAGCAGGAAATTTTAAAGAGTTTTATCCCATCGAACGGTTGGAACTTCCTGAAATCATTCCAGTTGTTGAAGCCGGCAAGCCCTCTCCCATCAAGCTGACACCGTGGAAAATCAAAGCCATCAAGCTTGACATTCTACTGCAAAAGCATGGCGTGGTTACGCGCAAACTGTTCAAGGCCCTCAACCTCAGCACAACGCTTTTCCTTCATTCCGGCAACGGCTGGATGCTGAAGGGATCAGAACGAGGCGCATGGACACGCGGTCCCAGTTTCCCCGATTTCAGAACAGGCTGTGAAGAGAACTACGACGAGCTGGAAAAACGTTACAAAACATGGGTCAAGACCTTACCGATGGAAGGCATCCTCGCATCGGAAACCGAAAAAGAACCCGCTTAATGAGCGGCCCTTTGTTGTTGCATGCAGAACAAACACCCCGAAACAACAGAGTTTCACTTGACCTAAATAGCTGTTAGATTACCCTTAGGTAAACCAAGCATCTGGGAGGGAGCGATGGTTTTCAAAACGCAAGATGAGACGGGCACCTTCAAAACGTTCAGGGACGCAAAACGATATTACTGGCTGATTGCTTATGCCAGCAGCAGCGTCACACTCATCACAGTCGCGCTTTATGCCTACACGCACGTCACAGCAACTCTGTTCATTCCCCTCGTTTACTTCTTCATTGTCATTCCCGGCCTGGACGCTCTGATTGGCGAAGACCCGTATAATCCGCCCGATGATGTGCTGGTCCAAATGGCAGAAGACCCCTATTACAGTCGGCTCGTGCGCTGGCTCGTACCATATGCCTGGCTCAACCTTTTTGCCGGTGTCTGGCTTGTTGGCACCTATGACCTGCCTCTCTGGCTGATTGCTTTGTTTGCCTTTGGCAAGGGTCTGTTCGGCTCTGGCACAATCATGCTTGCTCATGAACTCGGCCACAAAACCAACAAGACAGATCAATTGCTGGCCAAGTTTGCGCTCGCAGTTGTCGGCTACGGTCACTTTTGCATTGAGCACAATCGCGGTCATCACGTGCATGTGGCAACACCAGACGATCCAGCCAGCTCCCGCATGGGAGAAAGCATCTACGCCTTCGCTTGGCGCGAAATCCCCGGCGCATTCATCAGAGGCTGGCAGAACGAAAAGGAGCGCCTGCACAAGAAAGGCCTCAGCACTTTCTCGGTGAAGAACGATATTTTACAAGGCTATGCCATCACATTGATTGTATTTGCCATTTGCACTGCTCTGTTCGGCTGGAAGGTTCTGTTGTTGCTCGCAATTCAAAGCGTTGTCGCATGGTATGGCCTGACGCAGGCAAACTATGTGGAGCACTATGGCCTGCTGCGCCAGAAGGACAAGAATGGCAAATACGAGCGCTGTCAGCCGCGCCATTCATGGAACACCAATCACATCTTCTCAAACCTGAGCACGTTCCACCTGCAGCGCCATTCAGACCATCACGCCAATCCTCTGCGCCCTTATCAAACCCTGCGAAACTTCCCAGACTTACCCTGCCTTCCGAGCGGCTATCCCGGTTGTTTTGCTCTGGCGGCTATCCCGTCACTGTGGTTCAAAACAATGGACCCTAAGGTGCTGGAATGGGCTGGCGGAGACATTGACAAGGTCAATCGCGTCAAAGGGTATGAACCGGTCGCATATACTGCCCCGAACATCTGTTGA